TTGGAAGTTCCTGAACCACCTAAAGCAGCTTCTAATAGAGTATCGTCTATTTGCTTTGTATTTAGTTTAATTGTATAGTTTCTTTCGCCGGGAACATAGTTTTGGGCTTTCCTATTTGGTCCATACAGCATAGTAAAATTATTATTAATTGTAATATCAAAACTCTCTACTAAGTTATCAATTGCTGTTCCTGATGGCATTTCAAAACTTGCACCTACAAATGTAAATGGGGCTTTATCCACAATTGCTGTGTTTGTTTCTAATGTATCTGTGAAGTTCATTTCTGCAGCCATAATTGTTAGGTTAGCAGTTACAGGTTCATTAATTGTTCCACTTATAGTTGCTTGGTTAATTAAAGCCCCACTGTATATTTCATTTCTGTCTGTAGTTGCATGGTCTAAGCAGTTTCCTATTGTTATAGAGCTTGGTATATCCACACCTGAATAAGTATTTACTGTTTTATCGCCTAATATATATTCAAATATACTTGGATCGTTCAAATCAAAATTCTGTGTAATCTCATATTCTGCCTTACCATAAGTATAAAATTGTGCATCTCTACCGCTTGTAGAAGAGCCTTTAAAACCCCTTCTTGGGTTTACATTGTTTGTTAGTCTTGCAGAAAAGCTTGTGTCTAAACCAAAATGTAAGTCCGGGGTTACTGCAGTGTTAAAAGCAGTTTCCTTTTTATAAAGTTGGTATACACTTGCACTTCCTGAAATTGGAACATTACTCATTTATAATCACCTTAATTTATTTCATAATTGTTTCTTGCCATAATTCGCATAGAAACTTGAAAAATTTTATTGTTTGCTCTTTCTGAAACAGGTATATTTGGTTCTATCCTAATTGGCTTTATATAGCTTAAATAATAAAAATTGGTTTGGTTATCAATAACTGCTTGGTTTAGGTTGTCTAAATACTCATCATTAGTTAGTGTGCCTGATGATAGTATTTTTACCAGAATAGCTATATTACTAATATTCACATTACCCATTGCACCTGTTTCCTTGTCATAATCTATAATATCAAAACCAACTCTTGGATAGCTGGATAGCTTTAGGTCTTGTCTTGGGTAGTCTGGGTATATGCTGGAGCCACTTGTTGCTTTATAATCATAAGTAACTACAATTGAGTCACTTGCAGAAAGAGTATAAATGGTTATAGAAGTTATATTATTATTAGTATAATTTAGGGTATAGTCTTTCCCAAAACTAATTGCAGTGCCATTAACTGTAATAGATCTTACATTTCTAACTATTGAATTAGTAAGTGTAAACTCTTCTTCGCCACCAGAAGCTGTAAAGCTATCTGTTGTAGTAGTTACACCCCTTTCAGTAGTGCTTAAGATGTCTGCATTTCTTAAAAAGTTTAGAAATTCTTTCTTTACATTTACTAAGCTAATATAACTCATTCTATAACCTCTTGGTTGTTTATTTTGAATATAATTTAACTGCTCTTGGAGTTTGAAGAGCTTCTTTTAGGATCTTTCCCATATTATTTTTTATTGTTCTGTGAATAAACTCATTTGGTCTTGTGCCATACTTGGCTATATGGTTTCTTACTGCATATGCAAGTTTTTCATCGCCTAACTTCCTTCTTGCCCAATCCTTTAAGGGTTCTATTGGAACAAAATGGGGTATAGTGCCTTTTTCTATATACATTGCATACTCTAAAGCTACAATATGTAGCTTGTCATTGGTTATTTCTACATCAATACTTTTTTTTAAATCACCTGTGTCTGCAGGGCATTCTTCTTTAAGGGCTTTCTTTAATAAAAAACCCATTGCTTCATAAACAATATCCCAATCAATTACTAATATTCCAAAACCTAAGTCTATTTTTTGTTCCATAACTACTCAATTAAAAACAAATTACCCTGTATACCTACAAGTTGACCATTTATTATAATGTTAAGTATATCCCTTACTCTATATCTTCTTGAATTGTAAACAATAACATCATCTTTTTCAAGGGATTGTGTTGACTTTACTAAAATAAAAGCATCACCGCCTTCTAACTGACCTTCTTTATCAAAAAACCATTTTGTGTCTTTCTTTGTAAAGTAACAATCTATACTCTCAGAAGTGCCTTCGGTTAGTGTTTCCTGACCATAAGTTTCATCATAGGTCTTGGTTACAGGTATTCTGGTTAAGTTAATCCCTGTTCTAAGGGTATTAGTATAAAAATTATCTATATTGTCTTTTATTTGCTTATAATACCCCATAAATCACACCATATAAGGATTCTTTACTAAAACTGTTGATTTTAATGTGTTTAGTTCTTTTAGAAGTCTTTCAGCTGTTGCATTAATGTTAACATATGCCTGACCAATTGACCCACTTAGATTTGGAACACTAAAGGTTGAAAGATCGTTATATGTCCCACCAATTTGATATGCTATTGCCTGTAAACCTGCAATTATTCCTACCATTCTAACTACATAGCTTGGTAGTTTTATTTTACCCCTTTTAACTTCTGGCAAAACACCCCAATAGTAAGAGATAGTTACATTCTTTTTATTAGTTGAAAATATGTATTTCTCTGAATCATTTGTAAGTTGTATCTTACCTGTGTCTTTATACACATTCAGACTGCTAATAGTGATGCTTGTATCATCTATTGTAAGGCTATTTACTTGAATTAATGGATAGTTAGGAAGTAACATATATTCCTTACCACTACCATCTAAAGTAATTTCTTCTAAGCTCTTATAGGTTATTAAATATTTGCTTGTTGTGTCTGGGGTTGTATCCCATTCTGCTACTGTTAAGCTTGTTGAATCATTAGAAACAATCTCTCGCATTTGTCCTTTACCTGTGCCTTGATAAATATAAACACACATATCTTGGTATTGATTACTAACAAATGTTTGGGTTGAGTCTGTTAAAGAAGTGGAATCTGCTGAAGTTACTGTGCCTGAATCTTCTTTAGGAAGAAAGGTAGTGAATGTAATTCTATCTAATTCATCTTCTGCAAATTCAATTGATTGTTGGATTACACTGTCTGGAATTATATCTGTTTCAGTAACACCTATAATATTCCTTACTTCTTTAACATTTACATAACTCATAATTCATCTTATTTTTTAGTTTTTGGTTTTGATTTAGGTTTAGTTTTAATTTCTGTGTCTTCTTTAACTTCTTGATAATTATCTGGAACCCAAATCGGATTTCCTTTCTTATCAAATTCTTTAACTTTCATACTAAATCACCTTTAAATATATATTACAGTTGCTGATTTAGCACCTGTTGTTGCACTTGTTAGTGTTATTACATTATCGCTAATTGTATGAGTTTCCCAAGCACCTGTTGCATCGTGCTTACACATTGTCACATCAATTAATTGATTTATATTTTTTAATGTCCAAGTATCATTCTGTGCTGCTTTTGCTGCAGAATCTATATAACCTGTTTTGTATCTTTTACCATTAGACCCTATTGTAGATCCTATTCTTTGGACATTTACATTAACATTTGTCATTCTTTATCACCTTTCATTTCTAAAAGGATAAGGGGATTAACCCTTTCCTTATATACTCTTAACTATTTTAAATCTTGTATTGAAGAGTTAAATTGTGCAGCTCTACAGATTAAAGCTATATATTCTTTAATCATAAATTTCTTAGAGTCGTTAGTTTTAGCTAATTCCTCATAAGTTGCATCTTGTAAAGCTCTCATTTCCCAAACAGAACTGTCTAAGAAATACATTGATTTGCTACCACTTGTGTTTGTTAAGAATTGGCTTGGATAAATGTCTATTAAACCTGTCATACCCATCCATTTAATAGCAACAGTTCCATACTCTGTAACTTCCATATTTTGAGTTAGGATTCTTTTTTCTGATAAAATACTCATTACATCTCTATAAGTTGAGGAATCACAAATTGCAAAGTCTGGTCTTCCTGAATCATCAAAAGCTTCTTGGATTGCTTCATTAATTAAGTCTTCATTCAAAACTGTGCCTGTTCCATCAACTTTATTTGTTGATCCCATTGTTTGAACAATACCATCAAACTCTGAACCATCAGGACCTGAATAAGTTGAAGTTGTAGCATTACCGTTTATGATTAGTTTTTCTTCTAACTCTGCTAACTCTCTCATTTTAACAAATACTTCTAATTGTAAAGCATTGTTAGCAAAAGATGCACCTATTGTTGCATTTTCACCTACCCCTGAACCTTCAATTGTAGAACCTACTAAGTTATATCCTGGAATTGCAGCAATTGCTTGTCCTGTTACTCTACCTACTGAATATAAGTATTTAATTGCTGTTGATGATCTGTCATAAGTTGTGTTTGTTTCTGATAAAGCAGCATCTTCATTAGCAGTAAAAGCCCCACCTTTACTTGTAATTACATTGAAATCTGCTGTTCTACCCATATTAGTTACTCTTCTAAGTCTGTTCTTAGTTGGGGTAAATTTTCTTGTTCTATCTGTTAAAATTGGGTCTACAAAAACAGGACTCATTGCATAACCTGCAGTTCCTGCACCACCACTTGTAGACTCAAAAGCCTTTAATTGAGCTGCATATTTAGGATGTGTTTTAAATAAATATGACTTCAAAGCTTTTAATTTATCGTGGTTACTTTTTGTGTCTAATGAAGGATCATAATAAACTGAACCATCATTTAAGTTTCCAAAACTTGCTAAATAAGCATTATTTTCTCTATACATTCTATATCACCTTTATATTTACATTAAATTATATACTGAAAATTCTTCTGATTTTGCTAAAACTTTTGAACCATCAGATTTAAGTGCTTTCTTCACAGGTTCGTTCTTTAGCTTTTCTAATTCTTCATTTAAAGACTTGATTTCTGCCTTTAAATTGTTCTTTAGATCTAAAATTTCCTTGTCTTTTTGTTCTCTTTCTGATTTTAATTTTGCCTCAAAATCAGCTTTTAAGTTTGCTGTTATTGATTTGATATCAATATCATTTTCCTTTTCCTTAGATTTAGTTTCTGGCTTTGTTTCTGTAGTAGATTCTGTATTAGTTTCTGGGTTAGCCTCTGGTTTTTTCTCTGGGTTAACTTCTGGATTACTTTCTTCTGTATTGCTCTTAGTTTCCTTATAATCGCTTTCTTTTAGTTCATACTTATCTGCCATTTTACTTAAAAAGGATTTCTTTTTGTCTTCTTCTAATTTATCATATTCTTCTTTTTCTGAATCTGACATCTTAGAATAAACAGCTTTTTCAAATTTATCCATTTTACCACCTTTGTGTATTTGATTATTATACCCTTCTACTTCACCAAAAGAATTGATATTCTTGAGTGTAGATTTCATAACAGGGTTGAAGGTTGCTGAAGGGTTCATTGGGTTTCCTGTTAGTGTAATATTGATCAGATTAAGCTTGTTTACAAAGCTCTTCCATCTATCATTGATTTTTTTCTTAACTGCTTCTAAAGGAATAAATGTTATACTAAAAGCATTAAGAAATTTGTTTTTAATTGAGTTCCATACAGACTCAAAATTTGGATGATCTTTATTTATTTCTGCTTTCGCCCAAACACCCTTGTTTGTTAGCTTAGCATCAATAAATTTAACTTTAGGAATTGAGTCTTTAAACTCTTCTGAATCTTCTATATAGACTTCGTGTTCTTCATCGCCTGTAACAGTTGCCTTCTCTATTCTTTCTTTTATTTGATTATAAATGTCTTGCTGTGCAGATAAAGTTACTGTTTCATTAGATAAGTCTTCATCAATTGTAGACACATAGCCTTCTATAATATACTTTTTCTCGCCTTTAGAAATAATTTCCTTAGGTTCAAAACTTGCTTTATAAGTGAATGAGTTAGATTTCTTAGAAACCTCACCACCCATATTCTTATAAATATCCATAACTATCTTCCAATCGTTGTCTGAACTTGGCTCTCTATCATAGCTTTCT